GCACTGCTAGATCGTCTGCCCCCTGAATCTCAGGAGGTAAAGAAGATTCATCTGCTCTTGAAGGAGCATAAGAAGGAACAGTGCCGCGAGAACTTCATGCCTTTTGTGAAGGAGATGTGGCCCGCGTTCATTCCCGGCAAGCACCATCAGGTCATGGCAGATGCCTTTGAGAGGGTCGCCAATGGGGAATTGAAGCGATTGATCATCAATATGCCCCCGCGACATACGAAATCGGAGTTCGCCAGTTATCTGTTCCCTGCTTGGTTTTTAGGCAATTACCCGGAAAAGAAGGTTATTCAAACCGCTCACACGGCAGAACTGGCAGTGAACTTTGGTCGTAAGGTCCGTAACCGTGTAAACACTCCGGAATATCAAGAGATCTTCCCAACCAAGCTGTCCTCGGATTCCAAGGCGGCAGGTAGATGGCAGACCGACAAAGGTGGCGACTACTTCGCAATCGGTATTGGCGGTGCGGTAACCGGTAAGGGCGCGGACCTGCTGATTATCGATGACCCCCACTCGGAGCAGGAGGCCGCCCTCGCGGAAATCAACCCCGAAATCTACGACAAGACCTATGAGTGGTACACATCCGGTCCGCGTCAGCGTCTCCAGCCGGGTGGCGCCATTGTCGTGGTAATGACTCGATGGTCATTGAAGGACTTGACCGGCAGAGTATTGAAGGCTTCGGCCCAGAGAGGGGGCGACGAGTGGGAAGTGATTGAATTTCCTGCGATTCTTCCGAGCGAAAAGCCTCTTTGGCCTGAATTCTGGTCGTTTGAGGAACTGGCTGCCCTTCGGGAGGAACTTCCGAGCGGGAAATGGATGGCGCAGTACCAACAGCAGCCAACCTCTGAAACGAACGCCATCATCAAGCGCGAATGGTGGCAAGAATGGGAGCATGATGACCCTCCCTACTGCGAATTTACACTTCAGGCATGGGATACCGCGTTTGAAAAGACGCAGCGTGCGGACTATTCGGCACTCACAATGTGGGGCGTCTTCTATCAGGAGGACGATACCGGCGTCATGCAGGCGAATATCATTCTGTTAAATGCGTTCCGCGAGCGAATGGAGTTTCCAAAACTCAAAAAAACAGCCGTCGAGCAGTACCAAGACTGGCAACCCGACTCGATCATTATCGAAAAGAAGGCATCCGGCGCTCCCTTGATCTACGAAATGCGGGCAATGGGCATCCCAGTACAAGAATTTACCCCCGGCAAAGGCAACGATAAGATCAGTCGTTTAAACTCAGTCTCTGATATATTTGCTTCCGGACGGGTGTGGGCACCCGCGACTCGTTGGGCGGAAGAGGTCATTGATGAGGTCGCGAGCTTTCCCGCAGGGGAACATGATGACTACGTCGACTCCGTGACCCTCGCCTTAATGCGGTTCCGAAAGGGAGGCTATGTCAGGACGCTGCTCGATGAAGAGGATGAGCCGATGGAGTTTCGCCGTCCGTTTAAAGGGTATTACTGATGTACCACTGCTTCGAAGGCGTTTTAAACGATGCGACCTGCGATTTCTTGTTAAATCAGACTGACTGGAGCAAGGAAGAAGACGCGACCGTGGTGAAAGGGGAAGAAAGCGCGCTAAACAAGACTCTTCGCCGGACAAAAATCGTCTGGGAAGAACCGTTAAGCCTGATTGGGAATGTACTTTCCGAGTTCACGCGGGCGGCAAATTTAATTGCGGAGTGGAATTTTGACCTCCTTTTCCCCGAAAAAACGCAAATGACTAAGTACCTTGGGGCCGATGAGGGGTACTATGATTGGCACCACGACTTGCTGCCGAAGAAAAGTGCCCATGAACCAGTCAGAAAACTGTCCTGTGTGGCCCTGCTTACCGACGGCTTCGAGGGCGGAGAGCTGCAATTTGCAGACGAAAAGAATGTGCTGACCAAGCGCGGAACCATCGTTGTGTTCCCTTCTTTTGTGGAACACCGAGTAACGCCGGTAACAGCAGGTGAACGCATAACTGCGGTGTCTTGGATGCTCGGACCCGCGTTTAAATAAGGATGGACGATGGCTATTGACAAGGCACTGAACCAAGCACCGATGGGTCTCGACATGGAAGAGATGGTCATGGGTGACATGGAGCCAGATTTAGAAATTGAAATTGAAGATCCGGAAAGTGTATCTATTGAGGGTCCGGGTTTTGAACTTGAGCTAGTTCCGCAAGAAGGTGATTTGAATGACTTCAACGCAAACCTTGCTGAAGAAATTGACCCCGATACATTGGTTCAGATTGCCGGTGATTTGATCGGTGAATTCGAAGAAGACATCAGTAGCCGCAAGGACTGGATGCAAACTTATGTCGATGGCATTGAGCTTCTTGGTTTGAACATCGAGGAAAGAACGGAGCCTTGGCCGGGTGCCTGTGGTGTCTACCATCCACTGCTTTCCGAAGCCCTCGTGAAGTTCCAATCCGAAACGATCATGGAAACTTTCCCGGCGCAGGGTCCGGTTCGGACTTCCATTATTGGGGAAGAAACTCGCGAAACCATCGAAGCTGCAAACCGTGTCAAGGACGACATGAACTACCAGCTTACCGATGTGATGGTGGAATACCGTCCGGAACATGAGCGCATGCTGTGGGGCTTGGGTCTCTCAGGTAACGGCTTCAAGAAGGTGTACTTTGATCCGTCACTGGGCCGTCAAGTATCGATTTACATTCCGGCAGAAGATGTGGTTGTGCCTTATGGCGCGAGTAACTTGGAAACTGCGGAACGCGTAACGCATGTCATGCGTAAGACCCCAAATGAAGTGCGCAAGCTTCAGGTCGGTGGTTTCTATCGTGATGTGGAAATGGGTGATCCGACCGACACCTTCGATGATGTCGAGAAGAAGATCGCGGAAAAGATGGGCTTTAGCGCAACGCAAGATGATCGCTACAAGCTCCTTGAAATGCACGTTGATCTGGTCTTAGAAGATGACCCGTTTGCCGATGAAGATGGCATTGCCCTGCCGTATGTCGTGACGATTGAAAAAGCCACGATGACCATTCTGGCAATCCGCCGTAACTGGACCCCAGACGACACTACTAAGCAAAAGCGTAACCACTTTGTTCACTACGGCTACGTACCGGGCTTTGGCTTCTACGCATTTGGTTTGATTCACCTCGTCGGTGCATTCGCTAAATCAGGCACTTCATTGATTCGTCAGCTCGTCGATGCAGGCACGCTCAGCAATTTGCCGGGTGGTTTCAAGACTAAGGGTCTACGCGTTAAGGGTGACGATACGCCAATTGAGCCAGCAGAATGGCGTGACGTGGATGTTGCATCCGGAACCATTCGCGACAACATCATGCCGCTTCCGTATAAGGAGCCTTCACAGGTTCTTTCTCAGTTGCTGGGCGTGATTGTTGAAGAAGGCCGTCGCTTTGCTTCAGCGGCAGATATGAAGATCGCGGATATGTCCGGTCAGGCTCCAGTCGGAACCACGCTGGCAATCCTCGAACGCTCTTTGAAGATTATGTCTGCGGTACAGGCCCGCATTCATTATGCAATGAAGCAGGAGTTCAAACTCCTCAAGAACATCATCCGTGACTACACCGATGATGAATATAGCTATACGCCGTATGAAGGCCAGCGTAAGGCAAAGGGGTCGGACTATGACTTAGTGGAAGTCATTCCGGTCTCTGATCCGAATGCGGCAACGATGGCGCAAAAGGTCGTGCAGTATCAAGCCGTTCTCCAACTGGCCCAGACTGCCCCACAACTCTATGACTTACCCCTTCTCCATCGTCAAATGCTGGAAGTTTTGGGCATCAAGAACGCCCAGAAATTGATTCCGCTGAAGGACGATATGAAGCCGCGTGATCCGGTTTCTGAAAATATGGATGTAATTAACGGCAAACCCGTTAAGGCGTTTATTTATCAGGACCATCAGGCGCATATCCAAGTGCACATGGCAGCGGTACAAGATCCGCAAGTTGCCAAGATGATCGGTCAAAGCCCAATGGCACAGCAGATTTCTGCTGCGATGGCTGCGCATATTCAAGAGCATGTCGCTTTCGAATACCGCAAGCAGATCGAAGAAGCCGCAGGCGTTCCGTATCCGGCTCCAGACGCCGAAATGTCGGAAGAAACCGAACTTCAAATCTCCCGTCTCGCTGCCGCAGCCGCCGACAAGGTTCTCAACAGGAACAAGACGCAAGCTGCCGCAGAAGC